GTGTTCTTTAGCCCGTCTGGCGTACGGATACAACATGACTTCGGGTTATTCACTCGACATTATGGATATTCACGACGCTTTCAATTTCAACCCGGAGCATGCGGCCAAACTACTTGTTTGGATCTCAACTGCTTCCTTGTCGGTAATGGCGTTCGCAAAACGCCCAATTTTTGAAGTTGTTAGTACAATAACTTCTTCCACTGCCTATCTTGCGCTCACCGGTTACGTTGGGCTCTTGATTGTGCTCTTTTGGGCCATACATGCACTTGTGCAGCGTTATGGAGGAGAGCCAGATTATTTGACATATTTTGATAATAAGACTGGTCAAGAGAGCGCTATCGCAGGCCAAGTGGAAACTTCAGGCGCTAAGCCAGCACCGTGGTCATTCGCAGTCGTTTTTAAACGCGACAGCGAGTGGCACGTGCTTGCGAATGGAAACCGAATCGAACTGCCAAATGGCAGTGGGAAAAAGCCCATGGTTCAGTTTGCAGGCCACACATTGCTTCAAATTATTGACCTCGTCAAAAATAAGACTGAGATCGGTTTGACGAGCATTGGCTTGCTGCGCTTGAGTAAGAAAGAAGTCGCGGTCTTGCCGTTTCCAAAGGCATGGCTGGAGATGAAGGAAATCACGGTTTCTGTACCAACTCCGGTCATTAGCCGCATTCCCATTGGCACACAACTTGTTGATGTGCAGGGTATGCGTGGTTTGGACATTGCGCTCGTGGAGGATCTTCCTGAGCTGATGTCGTCTTTGGGCGTCAAGGTCGGTTCGTTGGGACACGTTAACCAGTATGCTGGTGCAGTGCTCCTCCGGGCTTACCACGACGTCTGCGAAGGTGGAAAAGTTGTTGGAATTGCTGTTAAAAGTTCCGATGGAAAGTTGCAAAAACACATCGGACCTTCGACACATCTCGGACATACTTGTTCAACACGCCCAGGTGACTCTGGTGCATCGATTACTGATTATGCGGGTACACGAATTGTGGCTTTTCATTTCGGTGGGATTGTGGATGGATTCACGTCAGTGAACCAGTGCCACACCGCTGATTCTATTGTCCATTTCGCGACGCAAGTCGGACTGGTCGCTCAACGCGCTCCAAATAAAGCGTTGGTCGTCGCAGGCGGTGAAAATGGAGATGAGACGAACAAAACGAGTTCGCTCACTAAGCGTGAAATGTATTTTGAGACCCACGACGATGATTGGAATAGCTCGGAAGCAGACGAAGCAGAAATGCTCGACCACTTTCAAGTTTGGTCGCGCGGGCGCAGTTATGCGCCTGCAGACCATTCACTCATCGGAGAAGAACCTGAGCAGGTTCGCCGTCGCGTTACACAAGACGAGGCCTTTGCGGCTGCGGGCACTTGGTTCGCGGGCGAAAACCGAAGTATTACAGAACAAGAAATTCTGTCTGCACTTGGAAAGCTTGTTGAGGTTCGTGCGCACATATGTGAGCATGACGACCGTTATTGGATCGTCCAGCTCCTGACTGCGCATGTGCGTTTCTGGTGCCAAGAATGGAAAGATGTTGTGGAGATTGGGTTCCACCAATTTTTGCCATACATGTTAGCTAATGTGTGTGGCATTTTGATGGACTGCCCTGATGAGATGAGTGCTGAGATGTGGTGCGAAATGAATGCTGAGATGAATGCAGACATTCGCACGATGTTGAATTGCACCATTAAGTTGCTTCACAAGTCGAAGAACGGAGACGTGCGGTTCCTGCGCGAGTTGGAGAAGGCTGATCAAGAGGCCCTCAATCTCACACAAGAATCAAAACTTGGCCGCGACCTTGTGAGACAGGTTGAGCGATTAGATCGCTTACTGAAATCACAATTGGAAGCGTGTGCCAAAGCACGCGCACGTGGTGAGGCTAGCGTGAGAATTGCTACTGATAAGGATCAGCAGTTGAAACGCTTAGTTGAGCAACGTGTAAAGCAGGATGAGCAAATCCGTAAGGCCCGCGATGACGCGATGATCCAAGCGGAGGAGCACGTCCGAAAGTCGAAGGAGCAAGCAGGCAACGCCGAGGGTACTAATGCGAAAATCATTGATATCGAGGCGCAGATTGCGGCGATTGATGCAGTTGAGGAAAACGATCATCGCCAAAATCGGCGCTCAGGCGAGCCTCAGGCTCCTTTTCGCACCCAGCGCGAGCAATTGCTGGACAACAAAGATGAGGCAGAGTTAAATGCTGCCAAGTATGCTGAGAAGCAAGGCCGTAAGGTCAGCTTCCAGATTCCTGTTGCCCGATCAATTGACGTGTCCAGGTGGTTTGTGGACGTAGGGACGATGACGCAGGTTAGCAGAGATGCACCTGCTATGTTCTTGGCGTTCATCCAGACTATGGTCAGCGCAGGTGTGTTCCCAATTTTTCGTGTCCTGAAAGAGCATGAGAAAGAAATGTATATTGAGCGGTTTGCTGAGTTACCAACTGAGAAGTTGCAATCATTAGCACAAGCCGTTCCTGAGCTTCATGCTCAGTTTGTGCCTCATCTCATTGAGCAACCAATTGACTTGGATGCCATCGGTGACACACGAGCTGGGCTTGAGGCTCTGCCTGTGAACCTGTCACAGTCAGAGCGTGGTTATACGACCTCGCCACTGACCATGCACATGGCGTCGCGTGTGGCAGAGTCTCGTGAGTCGGTAAAATCATCGGGAGTCAGTACGTTGGCGCCAACGTTGTTAAACGTGGCGAAGACGGTCGGCTCTGGCTCGATGGTTACCGAAAAGCCGAATCACCAGGAAAACAACATCAAGGGCGACAAGCCGTCATGGAGCGGTTCTTCCCCGGCCTTAGCGACCAGTTCGCAATGCCCGGTCGAGGAGTCTCCAAAGAACGAGCAAGCTACAATATCCAGTTACAGCGAATCCGACAGTTCAGTGAAGAAGCTTTCCAAGGAGCAAGAGGAAATTGCGCGTCAGAAGCGACTCCGCAAGGAGGAGCAAGAGGCAGCGCAAGCGCTCAAAGAGGAGTTGAAGAAACTCAAGGCCGAAAAGGCCGACTTTTTGAAACAGCAGAAGGAGGAGTTGACTCAAGCCAACAAGATTCTGAAAGCCGAGAAGGCTGCAGAGAAGAAGGCAGAGGATCAACGAGTGAAGGCGGCAGTGGCACAAGCGGAGAACGCAGTTCTCAAGCAAGTGTTGAAATCCGTCGTGCCCGGGAAGCCGCAGCAGCGGCAACAAGGCGTTCGCTCGAACGACAAATCAACACGCGAGCTTCTGCAGATCGCAGCACCGAAGAGTTCTTCGTTAAACACGGAGAGCTCTTTGAGCAACGACAACAATTCTTAAAACAGAATTTCGACCAGTTCATTGGACTTGGGAGAAATGTGTTGCAGGAGAGTGTGTTAGTTGAATTTTGTAAAGCGATCGATTGGCAGTATATGAAAGCAAATATATTGCAAAATCATGACTCCGGAGCAGGTGCCCGGATGTATGCTATTGGACGTAAAACCGTAGGCTTAGCCCTAGAGGATGCAGAAAATGACATATTGTCTGAGGCAGCTGATTTGTTGTATTATTACTCGACATTGCATGAGGTCCGACAGTGGTCAGGAACGTCTTTTGACGTACCGAACTACTTGAAAGCGCGTGCCGAGAGTGATCGGTACTACCAACGGGGTCGCGCATTCCAATTGTATAGTGTTTTTATCAAGAAGGAGCCCCATCCACCGCGAAAGTTAGTCGAGAAAAGATATCGACTGATTTGGAACGCAAACTTGGCGAATCAAATCGCTGAGCGTGCGCTCTGGCAGGTGGTGTCGGCTCAACAGCAAGAGAATTTCTTTAACGGACCGATCATGAAAGGTCTTGGACTCGATGATGGCCATATGGGCCGTCCTTGCATCCAACGTGTCATCTCACACATTAGCCGCCGACGTGCTGTCGCGACTGATATGTCTGGGTGGGACTGGTCTGTTAAGACGTGGCTTGCAGTCCTCGCAGTTCTTGCGGTGGCTGCGGCAATGTCTGCTTCTGATTGGTGGATCACAACAGCCCTTGGACAGGTGTTTTGTGTGTTCATCAAATATGTTTTGTTTTCTGATGGCTCTATTGAGTTGTTGGAACATCATGTGTGGCCTTCAGGCTTATACTTGACAACGTTTTTGAACTCAGTGATGCGATTGCTCCTGAGTTTGTTCGTTATGTTCCTTTTACTTGATGAGCCGTTAGATGATCTTACTTGCATGACAAATGGCGATGATTGTTTTGAGCAGCAAAGCTCAGAACCTGAAAACGTCGTTGCGATGTATCGCGCACTCGGTTTCGACGTTCGCGACGTCCATCCAGTCAAAGCAGGTGATACAGTTGTCTTTTGCTCTACGCAGTTTGAAGCCAAAGAGTTTGCAGTTTGCAAGTTCAGAGGCTCATTGACAACATGTATGCGATCAATTTTTCGCACTTTTGTGCTTGATTCAGAC